TCATGATGATGTCGCGCACACCCCGGCGAACCAGTTTGATCTGGTCGCGTCGGTCGAGTTGTACCCGGAATTGCTGGGCCGCGTAGTGCCCGCAGGTTCCCTCTACGAGGTCTCCAAGTCCAAGAATCGCCACTTGCCCGATGTCGCATCCAATACGACGTAAATCAGCGAGGCGCTGGGGCACGGACGATACGAGATCAGCAATTCGTCGGGCCTGCTCTTCGATGCCTCCACCGTCGCAGTTGCCGATCTGCCAATCTGACAAAGCAACGACAAAAGTGCCTGCCCCGGTTGGGGCTGGTTTGGCCGGCTTCTTGGCCTTACGAACCTCGCGATATACATCCTCGGGGATGACCCCGCCCGCTGATACCTTGCGGCGAATCTGAGCCTTAAACGAGTACAGAATGGCGCTATACGCTGACTCGCCCGGCGCATCTCGTTTCCAGCCGTCATACGAACACCAGCGAAGAGTGTCGCCAACGACTTCGAAAAGGTCGGGATCGAGGCCTCGGGCCCGGAGGATATCGTCCCACTCCGAGGGAGGGGAGTCGAGGGGGTCAGTTGTGATCTCTCCCGTGCTCCCGTCCCATACGACGCCAGGCTGCCAGCCCGCTGGGTACTGCTTGTCCTTGCGTCCATCCGGTTCTTCATCGCGTCCCTCTAGTGCGGCTAGCCTGTCGTGCAAACTCATTGGTTCTCCTTGCAAGCGCACCATCCACTACGGTGTGCGGTTAGTGATTCCCTGGCGATGCGGAATCCGGCGCCTCTCAGTTCCAAATGGATTTGTCTGATTGAGGCGCGCCCGGCGAGCAAACGCTTGAGAAGTTCGGCGGTCTGCTCATCCATCGAGTCGAGGATTCGCTTGACCGGACATACGTTCGGTTTACCGACACGTTCTTCGATGGCCTGAAGCCTGTCGTGCAAAGACATATTTCCCCTCACTGTGCGGAAACTGGCCGCGTCCACGGTCGTCTCCATTATAGTCTATGAACTATGAGTGACGCTGTCCAGCAAGACCCTAACAATGAAAGCAACACAGGAAAGCGCGATCATGTTTTGCGCAACTCTATTGAAATTGCTGTTAGCGGAGTCGGCTCGCCGGAAGAGATCGCCGAAAGAATGTTGCGGTTGCTCGATGAGCGCAAACTGATTCAGTATGCGCCTAAGGAAACCCTGGCCCTGCTATCCGCCGCCGGTCGAGTGTTGCTCTGCCTGATCGAGAATCCTGGCTCAACGATCCGCGAAATCTCTGTTCGTCTGGGGATCACCGAAGCAAACGTCGGGAAAAGCATCGCTACGCTGGCAGAACATAAGATCATAGCAAGAACAAAAGTTAAGAACAAATACACCTACAATTTCAACGTCGAGGTCATGCTGAATCACCCTGATATACGCAGGTTCTACGAGGCGATTTCGCCCTTCTTCAAGTAGACCGATTGGCGCCATGGGTGATTACGTGCGTATGCTGAGCGGTATGAACACAGATTTTCATAACCATTCTCGCGATATCATCCCCAGCGGCCTCACCCCGCCCAAGCCATACCAGCCCAGGAACCTGACGGACCGCCTGACGCCGGCCGCTCAGATGTATCGGGACGAGACCATCAGCGAGAACCAGCACGTCATTCAGCATGTCATGAGCCAGATTGCGTCGGTGATGGAGAACTTCGAGCATTTAGTCAATGAGCGCTACGAGTTGGACATGTTGCTGATGAAGTCCTGCGACATCATTGGGGAACTGCTACACGCCGTCAAGACTGGCGTTTCCGTGAGCGAGGACAAGGTCACCGCCGCCCAAGATTACCTGGAGATTTTTGGGTACTGACAGCCACTGAGTTGTATGCTTGATGCATGCCACAAGGACCAGGCAATCGCCCATGTTTTGGCTCCGAAAAGACCTGCGCTGATTGTGATGGCACCCCTCAGAATTGTTCGCTGAACTTTTGCACTGATCTGGGCATTCCCCCGGACATGGTGCCCAAGGTTGGGGAAACCGACAAGGTACATCTGAACCATGTTCAGGTTCTATCTGAATGGTTCCGTCAGCAGTATGGGTACACCAGTAAGAGCGAGTTGCTCCAACAGATTCCTGACATCACTCTCAGCAGCAAAAAAACCACTCGTAATGATTACAGGGCTTTTCTCACTGAATGTGCATGGCAAATCGCTCATCTGGAGTTCATCATCCAGCGGATGTCGGAAGACTTTGCCGATCTCAGTATTCTGGCCGAGCGGATGGGGGATGCCCTGATGTCTGTGCAAATGACATCGCGCACCGAGGTTACAAACGCCCTTGCCGAGTGGACTGCCTTCCGCGAGTGGCTGTACGATGATCAAGGTGACGACGATCAAGACGAAGATTAAGCGCCCCAATCGAACCAAGATTGCCTACGGGTCGCGCAACCACACTTGTTTGATCTTTGCGCAGGTCATGCGCTTCGGGACATTCACGCCGGCCCAAGCCTGGAATTGTTTTCCGGAGTTGAAGAAGGACACCTACGAGACCCGGCGCTCGCTACAGAACCTGGTACGTCTGGGCCTCATTACTGAAACTGGCGACGAGGTATACAAGATCACTGCGCTGGGCCGGAACACCCTGCAGGATGTAGCCGCTACTAAGCGCAAACTGTAGCCCGCTAACCCTGAGTTGCCCTCCATGAGGCGTACATGTCGTCCGTGACAGGGATGACCCACACCTGGCATTCGTCAATGTGTTTGAGGGAGCCCTGAACCGACCAGGCGATTCCTAGTTCTTCCTGTGGCGCACAACTACCGACATTGCAGTCGAGGCCATAGTTGTTCAGGAAGTAGGTAACGATGCACCCGCCGGCGTCCTCGTGGAAGCAGTCACTGTCTGGCGCCCCATTTGCGGGACAGTAAACCATGGTGATGTTCAGGTCTGCACCTGACAGTGTTAAATGTAGTACGTGGCCGTCGTCGTGCCACAGGTATTCGAGTTCACCGGCCATACCGGAATACTACTTGGTATCGAACCAGCCGCCGCGAGCCTCGCCGTTGTATTTGCGGGCCAGGCCGGCGTCGATGATGTCCTCATTTAGGCAAGCGGTCTTTTTCTCGTCAGAGTAAATCTCTGCCAGAATGCGTCCGAACTTTTCCTTCTTATCTTTGACAGTCTTTACAAATACAGTGGGATGTCGGACTGTCCAGTCTTTGGTGTACGCCTTAGCCTGAAGGCCTAGTTCTTTCTCAGCCTTATTGCTTGTTCTGGATTCTGGGGTGTTGATTCCGTGTAAGCGCACCCGCACCTGAAAGTGAACGTCGAATCCAAGGTCAACACTCAGGTCGAGGGTATCCCCATCGATGACGTCGAGAACTTTTGCGCTGTAAAAGAATCTATCCGACATTAGGTCAGCCGAACATCTTCTTCCAGGTCACCGGCCCAACAATACCGTCATCCTTGAGGCCGTTCGCTCGCTGCCAAGCCTTCAGGGCCTCGGCCGACTTGGGGCCGAAATCTCCGTCTGGCTTAGCGCCGATGATGGCTTGAACCAGTTTGGCGGCATCGCCCTTGGAGCCCTGCTTGACGGGGGTTCCGGGGTAGTCAAACCTCATACCCCCGCCGCCACCGGCAGGAGCAGCAGCAGCAGCAGCGGCGGGAGCAGGTGCGGCAGAGCCGTCGGGCGAAGCATCACCGAGCGCGTACTGCCAGTGCCAAGCCTCAAATTCCTTTGAGTTGCGGTCAGCGGTCTGGAGGTAGAAGCCGTACTTGGGAGCGTTGGCACACATCCAGTCGAAGCATGCGCCGCCCATCCCGGTCAGTTTCCCACCAACGTCGTAGCCGAGGTCGATGGCCAGGCCCCATCCATGGTTCGAGCCCTTCACCCCGGTGGGGTCTGGAGCCGCCGAAGGAGCCTTGCCCGGCTTGAGGTACCAGGTTTTCCCCTCATACTGACGGGTAACCTGAGGCTTGCGTCCTTGGTCAGTTGTGGTGTAGCGGTCCATGAACATCTTCAACTGCCCATCGAACGAACGGTAGTCACCGACATTCTTCAGTTTGAAGCCGGCAGCCATCGCTGCGTCGTACATCTTGTCGAACTGAGCGGCCACAGGGGCATACATCAGTCCACCGGTCTTGATCTTGGCTAGCAAGTTTTGGGGCAACTGCCCGTTCTTGTGGGCCTTGAGCGCGGTAGGGACAACGAGTTTTACGAAGGGCAGGTTCATGATTACTCCTCTGAGGTCTCCTCCATTGTACTATTTTCCTCCTTCTCCCCGGTGAAGGCCACGCTCAGGATGTGAACAGCCAGGGCCGCGACAGAAATCCAAAACGCCTGAGCCTGAACCTTTCCCGAGAGAGTGATGATGACGACGGCCGTTCCTGCGAGGGTCCACGAGAGAGCGCCGGCTTCTGAGAGCAATTTCTTCAACATTTATTTTTCCTTCCGTGTCCGTGCGATTCGTACAATTACTACACCTAATAGCCCCAATAGTGCTGCGACCACTACGGTTCCTGTGTCGCCGCCATGACAATCCCGTATTTGATGAGTTTCATTACCTTCTCCTTGAAGAAACTGTTATTGGGGCCGCTGCGATGATTGCTCCAGCAGCGACAACTACTCGACGTTCCCCTACCGAAATCACAGAGTTGGCAGGGACATAGGTATCGAACTGACCACCAAAGACGTTGATTTCTTCTTCGAAGGCTTCCTTCACTTCTGCCGGCGCTTCGGATAGGGCGGCCGCGAGAACCTCAGCCTGCTCGTCGGTTAGTTCGGCGGAGGCGATTTCTGTGATTAGCGCGTCCACCTGCTCGGTGCTTAGTTCGGACAGAACTTCCTCAGAAAAGATGGCGGCGATTGCCTCAACTGATGTCGACGAGATGTCGAGTTCCTCGATGAGTTCAGCCAACTGTTCTGGCTCAAGGTCCAGGATTTCTTCAATAATTGCTTCGCTCGACCCTGACTCAAGGGGCGGTTCTGGGACCGCGGTTGTAGTCGGTTGATTAGTTGTCGGCGGAATCGTCGTCGTCGGCGGAACCGTCGTCGATGTTGTAGTTGTAGTGGGAGGGAGCGTCGTTACAGGGACAGTCGTTGCGGGGACAGTAGTAGTAGTCGTTGTCGCTGGAACTGTGGATGTTGTTGTAGGAACCCATGTCGTCGTCGTTTCTGGAACAGTCGTTTCCGGGATCGTAGTCGTAGTTGTCGTGGTTGTAGTGCTAGTAGTTGTAGTTGTTGTAGTGGGCGGAGTGGGGTCAATCACCACAGTGTCAATAGTGGTTTCGGGTCCGTACATACAAGACCCTTCGCCCTCTCCGACACATGGCGCTGTCCCTGCCTGAATCTTGAATCTCACTGGTCCGTATCCAGTTGTTCCAGGCCACATCCACGGACCGAGACTGTATGAAGTGTTCGTGGCGTATGTCCATATTCCCCAACCACCAGTTTCCGCTTCGTCAACGAGGTCAACAAACGAAATGTTGTACATGTATGGAGCAGTGTTGCCTGCTGTTGGGGCATCCCAATTTAGAACAACATTTCCATCGGTGTCCGCTACTGCGGTGAGATTTTGAACAGGGTTAAAGTATGGGGCTATCGTTGTGGTTGTAGTGGGGGAAGAAGAATACTGAGTAACAATGGCTAGCCGCTTTCCGATGCCGGGACATGGGTCGCCAAAGATGTGGTTGAACGCCCCAATTTCGAGGGTTGCCTGTCCAAGGTATTGGCTGAGTTGCTCTTCGCTTAGGGTTGCGTGGCACCCAGGGTTGATGGTGTATTGCCCGTTCTCCCCGTCTGGAAGGCCGTAGGAAATGAAACTGATTCCGGTGAATGTTGATCCTTCTGGGGCAGTCAAAAGGACTGACTGGTTCTCCCAGACCTTCTGCCAAACAGAGTTTTCTGGGATTGCTGGTACGGTTGGTTCGCCAATCAGGGAGGCATTCTTGATCGATGGCCCGTAACAGCCGGCCCAAAAGAGACCATCCTTCCCACTGAAGGTGACAGTCACTAATTCATTTGGTGATGTAGTCGTGATAGAGAGCGTCTGGTTCTGAGGGGGCATTGACGCTGTGGATACTCCAGTGCTTTGCACTTCGTCGCTATCTGCCAGGGTCGCCTGGTATGTCCCGCCCCAGACTCCGGCCACCGTGTAGGAGAGGGTTAGGCTCGATGGCTCAGGAACTACGATTTGTTGATTGACCGAGCCTTGGACATAACTGAAGAACAGTCCGTTCTGACCATCCCACCCGCCAACAGCGGGCATACCATTCGAGCATGAGGCTCCGCCGGTCGGGCCACTCCACCCACCCTGATCAAGAACAAATGATCCGTTCGATAAGTATTGACTGGAGGCGATGACCGACGTGGCCGGTGCAAAGAAGGCCAGCACTGACACTGGAATAAAGATAAAAGCCCTAGTTAGGCGCAGCAATCCCCTCACCACACACCCCAAGAAAAAGTGTACCACTAATGGGTATACTTAAATGGGAGGTAGTTTTTATGGAGGAGTGATGGTTGTCAGGCTTCTGCGTAAAGCCCCAACTCCTCAAGCCGAGCAGTAATTTGACTTTCGTACTTTGAGGCAATCCCGGCAACTAACACCTGGATAAGGTCATTGCGCTGGCGCTGGGCGGTGCCTGGCCCAATGTGTTGCTTGTACAACAATTGCGGGATGTGGTGCATGCGGGTCTTGAGAAACGTGCGAACGATCAGTTCGTAATCATCGGCTACGGGATAGGACGGATCATGCCCGTTTAGTTCTCGATACACATCAGCCCGCCAAGCCCGCACATGATTGGGGGCGGAAACAATGTGCCGGATGGTTGCGTTGTTGATGGCCGGCGCGCTCATCACCCATACGCCATGAGCGTCCGACCAATACTCCGAACCATAGCCGAACGCCCAGCCTTCTGGATAAATACCAGATTCCCCGGAGGACAGAATTTCGCACCAGTCTGAATACACAAAGCCGACATCGCTATTATCAGAAAACGCAGAACTGATAATAGCGAGGGCGTCTGGTGTCAGTTCATCGTCGTGGTCAAGTTCAACGAGAATGTCGCCTTTAGCAACCATAAAACCTTTTCTTTTTACGTCGCCGATTGAGCCTGAGTGAACGTGGGAGCGATGCATCTGGATTTTGTATCTCTCATCAGCGCAAAATCCGTATAGTTGTCTCCAGGTTTCGTTGTCGGTTGAGTCATCCCAGATAACCCACTCCCAGTCTGTGAATGTTTGTGATTTTAGGGAAGCCCAAGTGCGGGCAAGAATTTCCTGGGGGGTGTTATGTGTGGGCGTAATGACGGAAATCATAAGAAGTGTTTCAGGATTGCTGATGTTGCCAGCCCAATCCAAGCAACATTAAAGAGGATAATAGTCGGGAGTGTTTTGTGGGTCGATGACCAAATAAGCGCAACACTTGAGGCGATGGCAAAAATGTATAGCCACCACCATTGGGTACCGAAAAGTAATCCTGGGAAAATGATTATTAGTTTTGTTACGAATCCCCACGCCTCAACAATGTTGGGTCGGCTCCAATATTGTTTCTGAGACATTGCCTTGATGGCATCATGTATCTTTTTGTAAAATTCGACGATGTGATTCATTCTATCGATAATCCATTTTGTCTCTCATGCTCTCGTCTGGCGCGGACAATTTCATTCAAGTGGGATGGCCCTTTGGTGAAGTACCAATGTTCTGGTTCAGCAAAATGAAAGAAAATCATCTGCACTTGATTATTCGCCGGGTCGGGAAACTTTTCGCGCCAGTGGTACTGGTCTTCGCCGTAATAACACACTGCTTGGTTTTGCTCAAGGTGCATCTCCTGCCCCTCAACATAGATGGGCCATTGAGTTTTATGGGAAAGACATAAATCAATCGTGTAGGTACAGGCGTTATCGTCCACATGGCGCGGAAGTCGGGCCTTGAATCCGCGATAGATAACCCACATACAGTAGGTGGGTTTTAATGTTGGGGTAAAAATGGCTCGGGCTTTATCTAATAGCACCTCATGATATCGCTCCAATGCTTTCTTTTGGTCTGCCGCATCTAAATGGAATCTGCCCAAGAACGGCTCATAGGGAATAATCCGAGTTTCGTTGATTAGGGACAGTTCATTATTTAATTGGGTGAATATATGCGGCTCAAAAACTTCATCAATGATGAATGCCGGAGGCCTTGTAAGCAAAGTTCGATTGGTCAATGGGTCATAGTAGGTGCTCATTGGCCAAGGGCTTTCCGTCATCAGGTGCGTCCGTGGGGTGATTGTTGCTTTGTTGTATTATGAATGTACTGACAATCCATTTGTCACTTGAAATAGGCATACAGCCCTGATGTGGGTGCGTCCAGTACGCAGGGAACAGTGCTATTGAACCTACTCGTGCAGGCACAAAAACATCCTGATGACGAAAATATGTTTCTCCGCCGACATCAACTGTATTCAGGTAAACAACAGCACCAAGAACACGCTCCGGAACAGTCGCGGGGAGCGGCCCTCCATCAATGTGCTCACGGTAGTACCCACCGCCCTTTATGTATCTTTGCACCCTGAAGCCAGTATCAGACATTCCTGGCCAATCCCAGAGCCATGTAAATTGTTCTTGGTAGTAACCAACACAAGAAAATAGTACTTGAGTAACTTCATTCTCATAAGATGAAAGTGGTTCTGGCGGAACGCCGCTGTTTATCAAATTAGGGGATGACCAACTCATGTCCATGCTGTTTTTAACGTATGGCATTAAGCCGCCCATGACCGGCCCTGGAGAAAATAATTTTTCGTAATATGTTGATAATTCCCGAATCACCGAGGAACATAATTCTTCGCTCAAAGCATTTTCGGCAACCATAATGGCCGAGGACTTTCCCGCAGGCCATGAAAATTTGATAGTCATAGATAGTATCTCGTTTCAGGCGTACGACAGAAATTTTTCGTAGACATTAAGGATGTCTCGCAAGTGAAGTTGAGCGCTGTCACTGTAGGCGGCGTTCGAAAAATTAGGTTGCCAGGTGAAGGAGCCATCTACCAACTCTAGGTCGTCCGGGTCCACTCCCGCAAGTAGCGCAGCAGTAAATAATTCTGTTTCCAACCGGCGACGCGCAATTTCTCGTGCAGTAGTTTTTTGACTTTCCGTAATGATGAATTCCATATCAAACCCCTATCAATCTCGTCTCATGATTTTAAACAAAGATGTTTTTTCTGGTTTGGCTAATTCAGAGTCTACATCTCTTTGCAATTTTTTGTATTTACTTTTCTGGTTGAGCGGCATGAATGCCCCGCCGAACCCTCTGTGCTTGAGGAGGTCGTAAGACCTTGAATTGCCCCACAGGATTTCCGATTCCTTGCTTCTCTTAAATGGAATAACGTGCCACATGGGGCGCCCTATTTCAAGTTCGAAAGGCTCGTCCCCCAGCACACTAATGACCATATGGGCGGAGTGATAGTAGTCTGTATTGACCACCGCCGGAAGCATTGTGTAATTTGGATCGGGGTCCCAGAGCGGGGGCAGAAACAGGGATGACCAACCCGGTGGAGTTTTTATTTTCCAGGGATTGATGACCTTGATGTAGTTTGATTGTTGAAGTTTACGTGCCCTGGAAACAGGGCATTCTCCTGTTTGCGAATATGAGAAACCCTCAATCAAAAATTGTTGACAGTCGCGCGTCAGGTCAAACTGTGCTTCCCAATTCCTGCCGTTCAATGACGGACGAATCATCAATTTGGCCCACAGTGGAATGGTAAAGCCTGTTGCAAGATAATCAGACGTGCCGGAGCACCGCTTGATGCTTCCCTCGGCGCCGCTGAGTTCCTTCCACCACTGAGGCCAATTTCCTGTATTGACGTATGGGCGACATGAGTCGTCCATTAAATTAGGGTCAGGACAAGACAGCAACACTTGATTCTTTTTTAATTTAGGCAAATCATCAAAAACTTCTGGATTAACTATTTGCAGTTGCTTTGAGCGCCTGGGCATGGTCCACCAATTTCTGTTGAATGAGTTCCAATGATATTTGTGAAATATTCTTTCTAGAGGACTGACGAGAATTGTATGCGTCTAGTTGTATTGATGCAATCTCCTTGTTGAGCACCCCCTGGCCCTGGGCCACATGCCACAAATGTGCTGCACCAAATAATTCAAATCCCGTTGAGGGTATGTCGTGATGCTCAGGGCACCTGGTGTTCCACAATTCAAGAAGGTGCGCCAACAACTCCGGTTTTTCTGCCTTTTGCTGTTCCGCCCACATCGGTGTGTCGTCTCTGTCTGAAATATAGTGGAGTGAAATCATGCATAGAATATTTTCCATAATAGAATCCATGACACGGTGATATTCCTTGACTCCGTATGTTTTCTCACGCGAGAATGTTGGAAGGTATGAGCAAATAAGCCTGGCCTGTTGAATCGTAGTAGAAATTGATGTTGCCTCAAGCGGTTCAACAAATCCTGCAGCCAATCCAACTGCGACACAATTGTTTTTCCAAGTTGTTTTGAAGTACCCCGATTTGAAAGAAAGCGTTTTCGCTGGCTCTATTTCAAACCCGTGAGTGTCTGAAGCCTCTTTAACCGCCTCATCGACCGAGCAGAAATCTGATGAAAAAACATAACCATTACCGCGGCGTTTCTGGGTTGGAATTTCCCACATCCAACCATTTTTTAATGCCCTAGCGCGTGTATATGGGCGTATCTGACCCGACGGGCACGATGGCGTTGGGAACGCGACTGCGCTATCACATGGGAGATACTTGCGATATGAAACAAAATTATTTTCCGAAATTGTGCTCAATATTTCACGACTGAACCCTGTTGCGTCGATAAAAAAGTCACCCTCAATTACACCCGGGTGCGAATCAATTTGTATGTGCTGAATAAACCCATGCTCATCTGCTCTGACATCTGTTACATTCGCATCAATAAAATAAATCTGCCTCTGTTTTGCAATCTGCGTCAGAAACAAGTTCAGTTTAAATGTATCGAAATGATATTGATTTGTTCCGAGATGCGTCTTGTCTCCGGCATCAATAATTTTGTTATCTATCAAACCGCGCCACGAGAATACGCTCGTTAGGGGCCAGCCATTCTCTAGCGCATGGGCGTAGCCGCCCCAGAAAGTCCCCGCACTTAAGCCCGTCCCACCCACGCTATGGAAATAGTCTGGCGTATGATTCGTCCAATTTTCGTATCTGATGCCGTACTTGTGCGTAATGTCGGCATTTCTTATCATGTCATGAACATCGATGCCGATGATTTCTTGAAAAAGACGCCAATGCTCTGTGGAGCCCTCGCCCACGCCCACGATGCCTATCGCGCTAGAGGAAACAACAACAACCTTATAGTCTGTAAAAAGAGTTTTTATTATAAGTGCGGTTACTAATCCTGCGGTCCCCGAACCAGCGACCACTATTGTCTTGTTTTTCATTTTTTGACCACAAATGTGAAGCCTGTTGCTAGGGGAACATGAAATAGATACTTGTCGTCGTCCTCGGTCAGGCGCGACAGATACTGGAAATAGGGGTGCCTCTCCTTCAGCGCATACAGTGCCCCAAAATCATTGACGGTATTGAGAATCATAAGTGAGTTCTGCGCAAGTTTTTCCCAGGCACTGTCAATAATTGAGAAATCATGGCTCATCATCTCGGTGTCAACAAAAAACACATCATAGTCAGTATCAATCACCCCACTCGCAAAATCTTGCATAGAGATGATGTGATCGTCCGGAATTTGCGCACCTATATATTGCTCCAAATAATCAATACTTGTTGTATTGACATAGTCTACGCGGGGAACAATTTCATTGAGCGTTGCAGCAAGAACATAATTCATGCCACAGAATAATAATTTAGAAGGATTTTTAATCCTTACGATTATTTCCACAATGGAGCGACTCAAAATTTCTATATCCATTGTTGAGCCCGTGAGATTACCTGGGTCAAGCCAATTTAGTTGGACGGAAAATCCAATAGCAGAACGACTTCTGTCCACGCCTGTTTCAACTTCTGACTGCAGAAACTGCGCATTTTTTGCGACAACAAGTGCCTTGTCTATTTCTGAGGAAGCCGTATGAGATAGCAGGTTTGCAAATTGGAAAACACCATAATTATCACTCATTTTCTATTCTCCATTTGAGAACATGAAACAGGTACCAAAAGCGCCTCAATGACATTTGATTTCTGCGCAATTCGGCGTGCCGTTCGATTGCTATGGGTGAATTTTGGTCATGACCGGCCGCCCCATATACATTGCTACAGGCTTCCTGTAGGTCGTTTAGGGTAACATCAGCAATGTCTTCAAGGTCAAAACCGAGTGTTGCAAAAACTATTGCTAGTTGCTCCTGGGCATAATTGAAATCGTCTTGCAAGTTATAGCCCATTGTTCTCGTCCTCAATTACAAAAACTATAGGTTGGTCAAGCATTGCGCAGGAAATAATGATTTCATCAGGTGTTTTGTAGCGACTCGTAATCGGGTCAAAATCAAAATCACCAAATTGCTCAGCGTTTGGGTCCCTGGGTTCTGGTGTCATCGGAACCACGTCACCAGAGAATATTTTACGGTTTCATCTTTTTCGCCTACGGGCTCAGCGATGTGTAGATACGGATAATTTGATGGGAACATAATTACACTCCCTGCTCGTGGCTCAATATTTACATTAAAGCGGGGGAATACTAGATTGCCTCCAGTGAAATTGTCGTTCAGAAAAGCAACCAGACTCAAACTTCGTGCGTTGCTTCTGAAGTGGTCATGGTGGGCGTGATACTCGGCGCCGCCGCCATACTTGAGCACGCGATACCCTTCGTCTGCTTCTAGGCTCAACTCAAAGATATTTCTGTAGTCCCATACAATCGGGTCAATTTTTTCCCAGATTTTCCGCCACTCGGAAACAAGAGGAATCATTCGTTCGACGCGGACCTCATCAGAGCCCAGGGGTGCTAATTCGCAGCCCAATGATGTTCTCATGTTGGAAATCTGCCCTTCACCAGTGGCGGACTTTTCCCATCGCACATATCCCCAAGTCTGGGAGCACTCTTCTTCAAGGAGTTTAATGAAATTATCAGCGTCAAAAATATTGTCATACTGGCAAATTGCGACGGCGTGCTCTTTAAATTTCATGTCACTCAGCGATTCTCGCGCGAATTTGTTCAAGTTTTTCCAATGCCTCTAGAATATTGACGAACTGTTCACGCAAACCCAAGTTTTCCTCGGAGATGTCCGTCAGTGGATTAAGGGTCTCCATATCAACTGAATCTGGGTCCAATCCGGCGATGATAAGGCATGTAAACAACTGCTCCTTAAGACCCCCTACCCGTAGGTCAATTGCTGCCAACTTACGCTCTTGACTCAGTGTGTCAAAAAATCCCATTATTTTATCTCCTTGGTTCGTCCTGTACTGTAACTACATTCTTGCACATCTCAGCACCGTTCCGCGTACTTATAACGACATAGTTGCCGGGTTTGGGAAATCTGTGTTTCACAACAATCCGATGCTCTTCTATAATGTCCGGCACCATCTCACCCACGACCCGCTCAATGTCGTCATCATCATCTATTTCCATAAGAATCAATTTTATTTCTTTACACGATTCAAAATCATCTACCATAGTAAAAACAAACAATTGATTTACGCCAATCGGGGAGTTACACTCAACATATTTTTCGACGGGGATAGAAAGCAAGGTCACCCGAGAATCATCAAAATCTAAAGTTTTTGTTCTGGGGGAATGCCCATTTAGTATTGGCAAAACCCATAGACGAGCAAGTTTTGACGCCTCTTCAGCCATTGAATCGTCTGGACAAAAAATGACTCGGTCCATTAGATATCAACGACTTTTGTAAAGGGGAAGTTGCTGTGGCTCATCTGCGTGTTGGCTGTTCCGGCGTTGCGCGCAATAACTATAACGCCTCCATCCTTGCCGGTCTCTCCAGTTGAGCCGGAACTTGCTGTGCCTGCCGTTCCCCCGGCACCCCCAGGGCCACCCGGCCAATTTGGATGCGGAGTCGCGGACGGATTCGCAAAGGGATTGCTGCCCGTTGAGCCAGCAGGATGGTTTGACGCGGGGTGAGGGAAAACACCTGCGTTGTGTCCTGAGTTCCCGGGGTGCGCCGCAACATAATTAAGTCCGTGACCCGCGTTGTGGTGCCCAGGGTGAGAGCCCGGGCCGTGGGCGTGGTGGCCGTGCCCAGAGTTGTGATTACCGGCGTGATGCCCAGAGGGGTGATGATGTGAACCGTGCCCAGGGTTGTGAGTACCGCCGTGATGTCCAGGCCCATGAGGATGTGTACCGTGCCCAGCGTTGTGCCCTTTGCCCTGCGGATTGGCATTGTGGTTAGTATGAGCGCTATGGGGTCCATTCGCAGGGTGGGGGCCAACATTATATCCAGGCCCATGATGAATGGCATTGCTGTGTCCGTTGTGGTTAGTAGTAATATTATGGGGCCCATTCGAAGGGTGAGAGGCATGATGCGTTCCACTCGGATGATGATGAGCATTGCTGGTTGCGTTGTGTTGCAGGTGAAAGCCAGTTCCATTGGGACCATGAGACCCGGTGGTATGTCCAGGCCCATGATTTACATGGTTGTGGTTCGCGTTGTGAATCGCTGGGAGAGGTCCGCCCGCATTGTGAGCGACGCCGGGGTGTGACTCTGGAATTGAGTTATTAAATGGGGTTCCGGTGTGGGCATTAAAACTATGAGGACCATTCGCCGGGTGAGGCACACTCCCTGCGGGGTGTCCTCCAGCATTGTGGCTTGCGGGCCGAGTCGGCGCGGATGTTCCTGGGTTGCCAGCAGAACCAGCAGTGGCGGCGCTTCCCGCTGAACCCGCCAAACCCCTACTTACAATCGTGCCGGACCCAGCGAGAGTCTTGGTAACTACGATGACTAGACCACCGCCAAGACCGCCTGAGCCTCCAGCCCCTGCGGTGGCTGCAGTTCCAGGGTTCCCGGCGTTTCCGATACCACCGGGCTCACCCGCGCTCGCGCCAGGAAAAACACCCAAAGGACCAGCGCTACCAGCACTACCAGAACCCGCGTTAGAAATAATTGCTCCAGCACTGCCTGCTGCCCCAAGTGAACCAGAACCAATTTTAGTTATAGTGCCGGCTGCGGTAATAAACCATCCAGCAAGTGCGTCGTCCAAATCGTTCAGCGCAGAAGTATCAATAGAATTTGTACTATCCCCCCAAGCGCTGTTCGGATTGAGTGAGCCTTGTCTGCCAGCAATAGTGCCGCTACCATCAGAAATGTTTGCCGCCGTAGCCGTGGGGAAACCGATTACTCCATTATTAGTTAATGTTCCTTGTACGAAAATACGAAAACCGTTAGTAACAAGCACTCCACCGGAATCAACGGTCAGAGAGGAGTAGTACATATCCCGTATGAGGTGTACTGTTGTGCCATTAGTAATGGTGACAGAGCCGTCTAGTCCTGTGCCAAAAATGGAGTCTCCGCCAGTTCTCTGAACTAATGATTTATTTATTTTTCTGACCGCGCCCATCGCTAAACAACCTGTGAATAAATTACGGTTCCCGAGTTGCAGCCAGTTCCGCCAGTAACATCCGTCGATACGCTGGGATGTATGACAGAAGCGGAAGAGATAACAATAATTACTCCTCCCCCGCCCCCGCCCGAGCCAGGAGTTCCGGGCGCTCTAATTTGTGCCGTTCCTCCGGCAACACTGATGTACCTCGCGGCGAGAATTACGACACCACCACCTATGCCAGCAAAACCGCCGGCCCCTCCGCGCAAAAAAGTAGGTGTAGTTGATGTGCCGGTAACGGAATATCCACGAACAGACTGATTTGGTTGGTAGTAGAAGTTTGTTCCCCCCGTAGCCGCGGTCGGAGCGGTGGCGGTCTGCGTTGCACTTGAGCCCCCAAGACTGTGAGTCACCGCAGTCGCAATTCCGCCACCCTGTTGTATTGAGCCAGCAGTGGAAAACCCTATTGTATAACCGATGGTTGAACCATTATTCAATGTCAGAAGATTTTGAACGAAGATGCGGTATCCGCCGGGGTTAAGTCGAACGCTTGCAGAAAGAGTTAGATTGTAAAAAAACAGGTCCCTTGTTGCCGTGTAAATGGATGACGCTGGAGCCATACCAAGGACAGTAGTTGACCCATCTAGCGTCTGGCTGCCGTCAACAGATGAGCCGTATACGGAGTCGGGGGCGTCAAGGAATGCACTTAAATTAGAGTTCGCTTTTGATGTTGTTGATGGTCCAGAGACGACGCTCAAACCACCTCCATTGACAAAAAAGAACTTACCCATTTTAGTATTCCTCGTATCCGTTCAAAATTACATTTACGGTTGTTCCTGCGCTTGCCGAGCCAAGTATTTGGTCGGAGGTCGTGGCGCTTGCTGCGGAAGCGCCACCCTCATTAGTCAAGACCAGCGATGTCGACAGCGTGATTGTTTCGTTGGCTGCGAGGGAAAAACCGCTGAGAAAGTTATTGGATGTTCCAACAGAAACATTTTTTACCTTCAATGACATGGTTACGGTAACCGCGCTACCAGACGTATTGCATAAAACAATTTCCTTGATAACCGCAGTGGTTCCCCCGGTGCTTGAGTTGGGCACTGTATATATTGATGAGTTGGCAGTATTTGACAACTGCGCTGGACCTGCTAGTCGTTTTACTAAAACTGGCATTAGATTACCTCCATAATGAATCTACGATTATCAGTAGTTTCACGACGAACTTCTACTGACGCGGTTACATAGGTTGATGTGTTCGTCGAATCTTGCGAGTCTTGTGCCGCTTCTTCCCCGGCCGTAAAATTGGCGGTTGAAGCCGTTTCCGTTGACCCGTCATATGTGTAGCGTACTCTTGTCATTATTCACCTCTCACTAGTTGGTATATCCGTAAAGTTTCCAGGACCCAGATAAGTTGACTGCAGAAGAACCCAGTCTAAAACTTTGAAATTGTATCCCATTATAGGCATTTGCCGTAGTGTGCTGAACGGTCCCCGTATAGTTGCCAAATGTCGATGCGCAGTGTGCTGAAATTATTGTTCTGTCAGCAACATTGGGGCGAGAAATATCCATAACTATGTGGCTGTCTGCGTTGGCTATTACTCCACAAATACCGAGAGATGAGTTTTGCCCGAAGAAATTGTCACTGCTTCCGCCATAAGTTAGGCCCTGAACTGCGTAGTAGTAACTTGTTGTAGCAGCCGTGCTGCCCGATAGTAGATTTATAAAAAATAAATATGTATTTGAACTATTGGCCTGTAGGTCACTGATTATCAATCGATAATTGTCATAAGTGGCCGAAAAAACAGATTGTAAATTAACCTGCGTAGCGCCAGAAAATGTTCCGCTTGATAGATATACAAGCCCAATATTTCCTGTGGTGGCAATGGTTCCGTTCGCATTGGGGAGTGTTAGGGTCCTGTCTGCAGAGAGCGTTGTCGGCGTAAGCGTTACTTCGTAAGTTCCGGAGCCTCCAGCGCGACCCCGAAGTGCTACACCATCTTCGGTGGCTACTTCTCTTGCGGTGATAGAACCAATGACATCTAGTGATGTTGCTGGCGATGAGGTATTGACACCGACGCGGTTATTTGTTGCGTCAACATAAAGCACATTTGTGTCGACTGATAGCGCTGCCGCAGAGAGCCTCGTTCCGTCAAATGTGAGATTTGCACTACCTGCGGCTGCGTTTGAACCATCTTTGTATACAACTTGGTTAGCACTGCCAGCGACTGGGCCAGTTGCGCCCTGCGCGCCCTGACTTCCAGTTGCGCCTTGCGCGCCTTGCGCTCCGGTTGCTCCAGTAGAACCCTGCGGTCCGGTGTCCCCCTGCGGACCCGTTGCGCCTTGTGGGCCCGTTGCCCCCTGTGCTCCTGTCGCCCCCTGTGCGCCCTGAGGACCAGTTGCCCCAGTCGCACCAGTATCACCCGTGGCTCCCGTGGCTCCCTGTGCGCCAGTTGCCCCCTGCGGACCCTGTGACCCTGCTGCTCCCTGAGGACCCGTGGCTCCTTGGGGTCCTGCATCGCCCTGAGCGCCCTGAGGGCCGGTCGAACCCTGGGGTCCTTGCGCACCAGTTGCTCCCGTCGCACCCTGAGCACCCGTTGAGCCCTGTGGCCCCACATCACCCTGTGGTCCTTGTGCACCAGTTGCGCCGGTTGCCCCTTGGGTACCTGTCGCACCTTGCGGTCCCTGTGCCCCCGTTGCTCCGGTTGCCCCCTGTGCACCCGTAGCACCAGCGTCTCCTTGTGGACCCTGCGCGCCCGTTGCACCCTGCGCGCCCGTTGCACCTTGAGCACCAGTAGCACCCTGTGCCCCCTGCGCCCCCTGTGCCCCTACATCTCCAGTTCTGGCAAACGTAATGATGACGTCATCGTTGTTTGCGAATGGTGTAGTGCTTGAGCCTGTAACAAACGACGACGAAACGCGAAAGAATCCGGTTTCTTCAGTTATTGAAGAAATGGTGAATAGGGCAAATGCCGACGAATCACCTTTTTTAGAAACACGGAAGTGACCCTTAATTGTGCTCGTAGAGTCATCAATTGTCCTTAGGTATGACTGAATGTCCGTTGAGTTGTCATCAACATCATCAATAATTAGTTCAGTCGATGTATCAAGGGGTGAATTATTAAACTTTAGTTTTCCTGCACCGGGGTCAGTTTGTGCGGTATTTGAATCAAAGGTGTAGTCAAATGTAATTCCGCCAAAGTTGCCCTGAGCACCCTGTGGACCCTGTGAGCCTGTTGCCCCCTGTGCTCCAGTTGAGCCTTGTGCTCCGGTGGCCCCCTGAGGGCCAGCATCTCCCTGAGGACCAGTTGCTCCTTGTGCGCCGGGATTTCCTTGTGGACCAGTTGCTCCTTGAGCGCCGGTAGCGCCCTGAGGTCCGATGTCGCCTTGTGCGCCGGTTGCTCCCTGTGAACCCTGTGCCCCCGTAGCGCCCTGAGGACCGGTTGCTCCCTGTGCACCCGTAGCGCCCGTAGAGCCTTGTGGACCAGCACCCCCCTGCGGTCCTGTCGCCCCCTGTGTTCCTTGAGGACCCTGAGGTCCTGTATCCCCTTGGGGACCAGTTGCTCCTTGTGGACCAGTAGAACCCTGAGGTCCCTGAGAGCCCTGAGGACCCTGAGCACCCTGTGCGCCCTGAGGACCGGTTGCTCCCTGTGCCCCCTGAGGACCCTGGGGACCAGTTGCCCCCTGTGGTCCTGTGTCTCCTTGTGGCCCAGTTGCCCCTTGCGGTCCTTGAGCACCAGTGGCACCAGTTGAGCCTTGTGGCCCTGTTGCTCCCTGTGCTCCGGTGGCCCCTTGTGCTCCAGTGGCTCCCTGAGGGCCTTGAGCGCCCGTAGCGCCCACATCGCCCTGAGGACCGGTCGCGCCCGTGGCGCCGGTAGCACCCTGTGCTCCGGTTGCCCCCTGTGGTCCGGCCGCCCCCTGTGCTCCGGTGGCACCCTGTGGTCCAGTGTCCCCTTGTGGCCCCTGTGTACCCGTAGCGCCCTGAGAACCGGCCGCCCCCTGTGCTCCCTGAGGACCCTGCGCCCCCTGAGGACCAGTTGCTGTCGTGGGTTTGAATTTTGTACCGTCAAATACTAGGGCCTGGTTGCTTGTTGCGCCCGTCGTATCTACCTCAATATCATCGACAAAGAGTGCAGCAGCCTTAAAGGTGTCGTCGGTTTTGAGGACGTCGGCACTGTCGCGATAGAGATTAGTATCCGCAGCACCGCTTCCTGGTCCCCAAACTAAACGGCCACCCGCCTGTACCTGGAGGCGAGCATAGGTATCTGCGTCAACGAAAACGGTAATGGCATCAGAACCGGCAGACGATAACTGCCGTATCGTTATGGGAACGGTAAATTTCTGTGCCACGACCTCAATCGCTTCCTATTCGCGGCCCCTCAAGGCCCTTTATCAACCGACTACAACGATTGTGTAATCATTTACGGAAATTGACCCCAAGAGAACCACAGATATGGTGTTTCCATTTGAGCGCGTTACGTCACCAATAACAGTTGCTCCGGTGTTCACTTCATAAATCTGCACGTTGACGTCAGTTGTTCCGAAGTTATGCGTAACCGTAGTGGTCGATGTTCCGCTTACTGATGCTGCGCAACCTTGTTTTGCGACTCGCGCAAGAGATGGGGTGCTGGTTGTGCGACCAGTTGATTCGCCTGATGCTGAAGCAAGGTTCGTTCTAGCCCCAGATTCAGTCGCCGCACCAGTGCCACCATGAGTGACCGCAATGGCCGTGCCGTTCCATGTCCCCGCAGAAATTGTTCCGACTGTAGTGATTGAATCATCACCAGTATATGTTCCCCCAGCAACTGTTGCCAGGGTTGCGTTGTAGGCCTGTACGTCAGTGCCGATAGCAAGACCAAGCGTGGTGCGCATGTCTGATGTGGTTGAATCGTCAAGGAGCGTTCGTGCTGTCGCCGTTAGGTCGGCCAATGCGGCGGTGCCCGAGCCGGTGAAGTAGGGCATTTTGTTTGCCGCTGATGTTAGGCCAGCAAGTGCGGTAAGTTCGGCATCGTGCGCCTGAACATCTGTGCCAATCGCAAGGCCAAGATTGGACCTCGCCGTTGAGGCACTGGTGGCGCCCGTACCACCGCTTGCAATCGCGATTGCCGTGCCGTTCCATACACCGGTTGTAATGGTGCCCAGTGTCGTGATGGTTGACTGTCCAACATATGTTGAAGCAATATCAATTGTGTCGGCGTTAACGGTGATTCTGTCAGCCGTACCAACTACATCAAGAGTATTGCCATTTTTTGTTAGACCCGCACCAGCAGTTATTTGTCCGGCACCGGAAAACTGTGCGAATACCAGGGGGGTCGTTCCCAGAGTAATTGTGTCGTTCGTAGTCAGGACAAAGCCCGCATCACCATTTACAGTACCCTCGGTGACAAAGGTGAACATTCCTGCAGTTACTTCGGCAGAAGTATCCGCGTCATCGGCGCGACTTGGGGAACCGGACGCGGCAACTACGTAAATTCCGTTTTCGGATGCACTGTCCTGGTTCTTTACGAGGACTCTGTTCCCGGTTGCAAGCACTACGCCATCAATCGTGTCGCCATTTTCCAGCCCTGAAGAAAGCGTGATTGCCTCCGTTGTAGCAACACGAACTGACGCCTTGACATCTAGGCCAGACCTTGCTGCGTCTACATAGGCCTTGGTCGCAGCATGCCCAGCCTCGGTTGGTGTGGCAACACTAAGATTTCCGTTCGCATCTCGTTTGGCAATCTTGCTGGCAGTCGCCGCATCTGTCGCATCATTGATGGCATTCCAGAACGACGCTGGCAACAAACCCGCACTGTCTGTATCAGCAAGATTGAGTGTCAGCGAAACGGTACCGTTTGATTCACTAACAGTTAGGGCATCGGTGTGCGCGCCACCAGCCGAGATGGTGTGGGGGAGCGAACGCCATGCACCGTTGGCGTAAACTTTGATGGTATCAGTCGTGCTCTGATAGATGAGACGGCCTTCGAAGTTGCCCGAACCAGGGTCACTGGCAACAACCTCAAATGTCGCATTGATAAGTTGATTCTGATTGAGGTCAATATTTGTTAGGAATTTTTGGGCCATTTTTATTCCTTAAGTTAAGTAGGCAAAACCAGAAAATGGTGCACTAAATAATACCCTAACTTGGGTATTTGATAAATATTGTACCTCACCAAAAACCACCGTACCCGCAGAATCAACAACTGTTACGCTTGGCTTTCCACCAAGCGTGTGGGTAATCGTCCAGGTCGACGATACGGTGCCTTGGGTATGAACATGTCGGCGAGTAACGCCCTGTGATATTGACCCCGTTGCTACAGTAACGGAGTTTGTTACTGTTTGAATAGTGACGAGGTTCTGGTCTTCTTGATTAACGGTTACGGTATTTGGCGTATCCTGTTGAATGTTGACAGTATTGGGTATGCCGCTCATCTGGTAACCTCGGGCAGCAGCGTGAATGTGCCCTTTATGAGTTTTGACACATCGCCGGATGAACTAATAATTTCCAGGTCATAAACACCGCTAGTTTCAAGTGCTGCTGTCTCTGCAGAGGTCATCCTGACTGTGGCTTCACCATTCACGGCATCCGTATATTCGATGCCATTATTCTCGGTTGTCAATTCAATCATGACCGCTGTTGACTCTATTGTACGACGTATTTGCATACGCGCCGTATAGTCAGTAAAATCCCAAGGGAGCATCACTGATGCATCATCGGGGTCGGGGTATTCGACGGTAATAATTCGGCTGAAAGTAGAGCCCTGTTCGCAAGTTATATTATAAATACCAGCAAGCATGGTTCACTCTCCTCCAACATCACTCAATATTGTAGTTGAGTTGGGTATGTCCTGGCAGGACTATCAGAGGATGGAGCCAGAGTCCTTATTGGGGCCGACTTTCTTCAGTCCGAATGCAGCGGCAACAACGGCCACAGCAGCAACTGCGCCAACCTTTAGGTTGTCGGCATTTGTGAGTGCATCGAAGTCTGATCCAGCCTCAACCCAAACGCCCACATATGCAGCAACAAATGCTGTTACTGCACGCTCTGCGGTATCTTTAATGAATTTAGTTGACATAACTACCTCCATAAATACCACA